CCAGCACCTGCCCCACGACCAAGACCAACACAACCACCAACACCTAGTCGTGCAGGAACTACTGCAAATCCTGCGCCTAGGGCACCCAGAGCCGCTGGACAAATTCCTTTTTCTGCTGCTACAGGAACATTAAAAGCAACCTCAGATTTCTCTCCAATGGCAAGAAATATAACTAGTGCCTATGGAATGGGTGGAATGGTTCTTCCAAAATATCATGATGGAACTAAGGTTGGGTATTCTAAAACTGGTGAAGTTGCTGCTTTACTACAAACTGGTGAAACAGTAGTAACTAGAGAATTAACTGATAAGTTGACTCCCTTGCTAGAATCAATTGCAGATGGTAAAATGGGTATGGGAGATATTACTAATCATATCCATATTAATGGTGCAAATAAATCTCCTGAACAAATTGCTGATATTGTTATTAACAAGATTAATGCAACAATGACGAGACAGATTAGAACTAATAGGGTGATGTAATGGCATTTCAATTGGCCCCGGCTATAATATTGAAAGGATACTATCCTTCAACAGCAAGTAATTATTTTATGCTTTCTGATCATTCCCGCGCCCCATTCCAGTTAGGCTTTGATAGGTATGAAAAATCCGTACAGATGGCTAATGGAGATACTAGAAAATTTGTTGTTGCCGGTAAAAGAAGCCTATCGTTATCATGGTCAAATTTACCTTCATCATCATCTATTACGGTAGATTATGGGGCAGGGGCAAAAGACTTGCAATTATTCTATAATAATAATTATAATACTACCCTTACAGGGTATATATTTGCTGATTTAGCAGGATCAGGAACAGCATCTTCTGGCGGTTTAGTTATTAATCCAGCAGCAGGAGGTTCCGTAACTACAATGCCAACAGCATCACCCACAAATAGTACATCTGTAAACTTCTATATAGATTCATTTTCTATTACGGTTAATAAAAGATATTATGGCGGCGGTACAGTAGTCACAGGTAGGTATGATTTATGGGATGTGTCTATGACACTTAAAGAGGTATAATGACGGTTAAAGATACAGCACTTGATCTTGTTAAAACTAAGCAATTCCTAGATACTGATCAAACTATTCATGCTCAGTGGAATCATCATTTATATACTCAGCCGGATATTTATGGATATTATTCTGGTAATTCTGCTGCGAATAATTATTATGTAACTTCAACGTCATCAGCAACAATAAGTGTAAATTCTAATACTTTCACTTCAGCATCATCAATCACTGGTCTTTCAACATTAAACTTAGAAAATGCTGTTAGAGTTACATTTGATGCAAAAATAACAGCCTTCCCCTCATCGTTTGATGATATTTATACAGATTATTTAATTAAAATAACTCCATACTATGCAGGAAATGCTCAGTCACAATATATAGATGTTAAAACAGTAAAACTTGTTGATAATGTTTATAATAAATTTGAAATAATATTTACTGGTAATTCAGAAAGTAGCACAAAATTTGATAGGATTGATATATCAATAAAAGCATGTGCAACGATTACTTCAGGAACTGCAAGTGTTGCTTTTAAGAATTTTAGTGTGGCTAAAGTTTCTTCTGACGAGATTCTTGAATTACAGGTAGATAGACTTTCTGAAATATTTACTCCACATAGGCCGGGGGATCAATTACTTGAGAATGATCTTTTGAGTACAACTTCACCGTATAATATTATTTCTCAATACTATATTACTATGGATGGATTTATAGATGGTCCTAAGAACGATATTAACTTAATTCCCACTGCACTTAGTCCATTTAATGAATTTAAATATTTTATAACTCCACGGTCTGGAGATAGTCTTACAACAGCATCATTTAATATATTCTCTGTATATAATACATCAGTAAAAACTAATGAAATATATATTAAAACTCAAAATATTGATATGCCAAACATGTATGATGGTAAAATCACAAATGTTACGGTATATGTAAAAGAATCAGGAACTTGGAATACTGCTGCAACAATAAGTACAGCATCAGTTATTCAAAATGGTTCATTTATTTTAAGGTGGAATGGGTCTGCATCTGCATGGACAACTGGATCAATAACATATCCACAAATTGATTCAGTGAGTGGAACACTTTCTACTTCTAACTATAAAAATATAGAAGGTATTCGTGTACTATTTAATTTAAGTGGGGCAATCTATAGTGATGATACAGATAAATATTTAAGAGTTAGGGTCATAGAGATATCTCCAAGGCTTAAGTTAGATTTAAGTAATTTTATGGTAAGTGGAAATGTTAAATTAAGTATAGATGAAGGAAACTTACCTGTACCAGTTGGTATGTCTAGCACAAATGATGGAAACATTGTGCTAGAAAACTTACCTAGATATGTTATTGGAAATAGCGGTTCAGTATTTCAAGTATTTAATAATAATAGTAATAGTCCACTTTCAGGGCTTATTATGCCAGAAGTAAAGTTTACAATATATTCAAATATTTATGATACTGTGAGTCCTTCTTCCAGCGCACAAGTTAAACTTGCAACAATGTATGCTAATAATTGGTCAATGGATGGGATTGAAACAGTTTCAATTCCACTTTCAGATTATGGTAAACAGTTACAAACAATGAATGCACCAGATTTATTATTAATGTCATCAGAAACTCCACATCAAATAGGTGACTGGAAAAAAATAGTTGAGTGTTTACTTCAGGCTGGCGGGTTTTCAGACTATGATCGTACATCATTGCAGCAAGTATCTGATGGTATATCAATAAAAAGATATGGTACTAATAATATTTTCTTTTCTAGTAATGAAAAAACATTATGGGCTGCGCTCTCCGAAATATTTTTAAGTTGGCAAATTTCATTCTCCTTTGACAATAATGGTATTTTACAGTTCAAAGATTTATTAAGAGAATCAGTGTCAACAACATATTCAAATTCTTCATATGGACTATCTGGATATTTTCAATTAACTGATACGGCATCTAATTCTTTTATTCCTAATATTTCAACAATAACTCAAGATTTTAAAGAACCAATTGGAACAATTACTACCACATATAGAAATCTTTCATATTCAGCAGCAAATACTGTTAAAAATGCATATGAAAATGTTGATGGTGGTCAAAAAGTGTTGTCAAATTATTCTCAAACGCCATGGAAACCAAATGATAAACGCGCCCTTGACTGTGCGTATATAGAATATCCAATTGCTATTGATGATAATAAAATAAAAGCAGGAACAGCATTATGGAATGCTGGAGCATCTGCTAATACACTTCAAAGAAAAATTTATAATTTTAGTGGATATGGGATCATTGAAAATGAAATTATATACTGGGGTGGTAAAGAATATGCATTTACTCCATATTTAGCAGGATATTCTGTTAATGAAACTATTACCTCTAATGAAGATTTATTGAATAAGGTAGCAAATCGCATAGGTTCAGATAATGCTGTAGCAATAACTGCTGCTTCAGGAAATGCTTCGGTAGGAACTGTTACAATAACTGCATATAATACTTATGCAGTAGGAGATACAATTTATATTTCTGTGCCAGATACGTTTAATAAATTTGTAACATTAACTGCAACAACATCTGCTACATTCACATTTAAAGATACTGCTGTTTCTAACTATAATATTTCATGTGCGGGAGTTGCATCTAAATCTGTATCTCATATATCATATTATCCAACTGGATACCTTATGAATGTTCAACGCGGACTTTTCGGTACTAATGCTGCTGCACATCAATATAAAAATACTTTTTCTGATTCTAGTGTATTTAAAGGCGTCGGACATTCGATGACTTTGGGACAAAGTGTTGATACAAATTCTAGTGGGGTGCCACTTATAGTTTCTCCTAAAAATGGAATTAATTATTTAGGTTTCTACCAAAAAGATAGTGAATTATATAATCATTATCAAGTTTCAATAAAACCTAAGGATAATTTAGGTTCAGTTGGAATATTTATTGGTGCTGATCCAACTTCTTCTGGTGGTGCTGTAAGTTTTACATATGGAGTTGCAGCAAATTTTGCTACAGGAATGTTTATAGAATTTAATACAAAGAAAGGCGCTAAAAATCCCGGTCATATTAGATATGGTGCAATTGCAAATTCGAATAAAGTTGCATATATGATTAAAGATTATATGATTGAGGATACATATATAAATACAAAAGGTGTTCCAAAAAGAGACCCAAAGACTAAAAAAATTATTAAAAGTAGAGGACACGTTGTTTGGCTAACACCACCACAGAAAAAACCTTCAACAAATTATGTTATTGATCTTTATGTAGATATAAAAACAAAAACTATAACAATTAAAGTTAATGGAAAAATTGTTCAATTTAAAAATCTTGCAAATAACAAGTTTACAGATAAAATTGTAGCGCCGGGACTTGTTAGGGCCGGTAGAACATTTGGATTATTTAGTAGAAATAATGTTGCAGATACTACTATTTATATTAATTCTCTAGAGGCTGTCTGTAATGGTCAGCATATTGGTGGAGATGAGGATGGGTTTAATACCTTAGAACCTAAAAATAGTTTAGATTACTTGCTTTCTCCATATGGTACTCCCGCAGCCGTTCAAAGACCATTTTCATTTAAAACAAAACCATTACTTAGAGGAATATCTATATATGACGTTAAATTTAATGGTGATATTCCATATTATCATTATGAAATTACAGAGCCAAGCGGTCTAGTGGGATTTTATAATGCTAACCCAGATGATTTTCAAATATCAACATTAATCGGAACTCCATTTAGAACAAAAATTGCAGTAAGAAATAGGTCTAATACAGTACTATTTCCAGTAATTGAAAGTGGTGAGGCAAATTCATTAGGAATTGCTGGCAAAGCCATAGTAGTACAGGCTGATCAAAAATTTACTACAAAAGTAAGTACCATGCCGGGGCTACAAAATATTGAAATTAATGCTCCTTGGTGTACCAGTCAAAATGTTGCTGAAACAATTAATTCAGATATATCTAAAAACTTATATGCAATGAATCAACTTTATGCTATAGAAACATTTGGCAACCCCGGCCTTGAACCGGGAGATTATGTATATATGACATATTCATTAAAAAATATATCAGCATCATTTGTACTTTCATCAGTAGAACACTCCTTTGGAGAGGGCGGCATGGCAACTAATCTCAAATTGAGAAGTTTACATATTTAGTCGTAATGGTATAATTATAATATGTCTGACTCTGATATCGTATCTATAATTAAAAATTTAATTGCTGAACAGGTGGGTTCACGTCAAGCAGTTCAACAATTAGATCAAATTAGTGATACTGAAAGCGTAGCAGAAACTTTATATGGATTATTATCTGCCGAAGTTAATAATGATGTTCAAGATAGTCCAAATTTAATTACACAAGAACCATATGAGTGGACGCCACCAGAACTTCCAAATATTCAGATACAACCATTTACACCAAAGGATATTGCAACCCCAGATAATCTAGCCCTTGTGTCACAAAATATTGAACTTTCTGCTGATGGTGGAACAACGGTTACAGCAACCATTTCTTGTAATGATGTTTTAGGCGCGGCAGAGTATGAGTTTAGATTGAGTGGTGGTTAATATGCATGGTATTTATAGAGTTTATAAAAATGATGAAATGATTTCAGAAAGTAATAATCTTATTACTTCAAATGGTAAAGATGTAATTCATCAATATATGGCTGGCATCATTGAAGATTGGGCCTCATCTATTGCTGTAGGTGCATATAATACTGCTGCTACAATTAATGATTATAAATTAAATTATGAAATATCAAGATTTGCAATAACAACTAGAAGTCCAATAAATAGTATTATTACATCTACTACAATTAGTGGTTCTGCTGGTTCTACACAAGTTGTTGTAGGCTCTTCAGCAGGATTAAGCGTTGGGCAGTCATTGACAGGAACAGGTATAAATTCATCTGCAACTGTATCTATAGTTTCAATATCTGGTGCTAGTCTAACAATGTCTCATCCTAATACTGCATCAATGTCTGGTGCTACAGGATATTTTAAAACTCCTAAAAGTGTTAAATTCAAGGCTACTATTCCAGAAGGAATAGATTGCATAATTTATGAATTAGGAGTTTTTACAAATGCGATTAATCAAACACCAGATTTATTTGAGGATAAAATATTAACGAATTTTGATGAAGATGTATCCAATTTAGGATGGACAGGCGGTACTTCAACAAGTACCTATGCATTATATTCTCCAAGACTTTCTAATAAAACATTAAATGTAGCAGTTTCAACATCTTCACAAAGAGTAGTTTTAGGATCAACAAGTTCTTCTATAGCAATTGGATCAGCAAGTTCTCCAGCCGGGTCACTTGAGATTGATACGCAAAGATTTTCCAATAATTTTGACACGGCTAAACTCCTTGTATATTCAACAGGAACAGCATCAATTACTGTAAAGGGTCAAGATACTTCAACTATTACTTCTTCTAGTCCAGATAATGCTATAACTTTAATTTCTAATGCTGGTGTATCTGCGGGCGTTAACTTTTTAGAAGGAACAATATCTAAAGGTTCACTATATAATGATATATTATCAAAACTTGAAATATCCTATATTTGCCCGTCAGGTTCCGTGGCTCTCTATTTTGATTCTTTGAAATTTAGTCATTCTAATAATTTTAATATTTATCATGGATTAGTTTCAAGATCGGTTCTTCCAAGTCCAATAATAAAAGCAGCACAGGAATCCGTAGATATTGAATATGAGATATACTTATATTCATAGGAGAATAAATGGCTAACATTCAAATAAAGGGTCTTGTGCCCGGTAAATCATATGATGTTCAAATACGCGCTAAGGATGGCGCGTCATTCTCTGATTGGTCAAATAAGTTTACATTCACGGCTACAGCAGATACAACTGCTCCATCTACCCCATCAGCAGCGTTAGTATTAGTATCAAATAATTCCGCAGATTATTTAAATACCTTAACTACAAGAGTAAAAATAAATGGATATACTAGTGCCTCACAAGTGATTGAAACTGATACTGCGTACTTTGAGGTATATGCTGCCAGTGTCAACGTAGCATCCTCAGCAACAAAACTGGGTGATGTGAGGTATGCTAGGGTAGATGGTGTAAATAGTGAAGCGACATTGACTGTTCCGGTATCTGGAACCGCATCAATTGTTGCTCCTACTAATGTTCTAACATCATTGTATTTCTTTATCAGGGCGGTAGATAGAAGTGGTAATAAGTCTGAGTTCTCTAGTGGAGTTCTGCCACAGACAACAACATATTTTGCAAATGCCTATATTTCTGACCTTAGTGCTGATAAGATAGTAACAGGAACTCTTCAGGCTAATCAACAAATAAGTGTTGGAAACACTACACCTATAGTTATAAAATCAAATGCATCTTCGCCCCTAGGACAACTTTATAGTGGCACTGGTGCTTCTGCAAATGCAAACACTCCATTTTATTTAGATACTGCTGGTAATTTTACATTATCTGATACAGTAAAATTTACAAGTGGCGGTGCTTCAATTGCGGGCTGGACAGTAACTGCCTCTTCATTGTATAGTGGTACTGGTACAAGTTATGTAGCATTAGCAAATAGTGGACTGTACTCTTTTTGGGCAGGAAATTCAACAGCAGCAAATGCACCATTTAGTATTACAAATACAGGCTCTTTAAAAGCAGTTACTGGACAAATAAGTAATTGGTTAATATCTACATCCTCATTATCTTATCAATCAGCATCTGGAAGAGTAGATTTTTATCCAAGCACTAATATTCAATCAGTTGAAATACCACCGGGTAGCGGAACATTTGTAAACTATCAAACTTCTAATTTTAATCTTTCAACGTATTATGAAGATATATCCGGTGGAGGAACTACTTCTGGCGTAAGTATTTATACTGTAAATACACCGTGGACGTATGGGATGTCTAGTGGCGGAATACAAAGTGATTTTTATATTAGTGCTACTGAGTTTCATTTTAATGGAAATGCTACATCATTTTATACTAATTGGTCGCCAGCACCGGGTACTAAAAAAGGATTTTTTATAGATGTAGATTCAGGACAGAACAACCAAATATATTTTGGTTCTGCTACTTCTAATACAATAATTAATTTTAATGATGTCCCAACAAAAGCAGTGCAAGGTGGTAGTACTACTGTAACTGCTTCATATGCCGTTGCTGCTGGAGCATTTGTACAAGTAACATTTGCAACGCCATTTAATTCAGTACCCTATGTTACAGTTAGTTTGTCAACTGCTCCCGGTGGTACAGCAACATTAGTACCAAGGGCAATATCAACTACCGCTTCTGGATTTAACCTATATGTTTATAATGTTGGTAGTAGTAGTATCGCCAGTGTCGGCGTGGGCGTTGCATGGATAGCGGCAGGCAGTTAAATAATTCTTATGATATACTAATATCTAAATGAAAGGATAATCATGTCACAAGATAGAACATTGGAACTTGTAGTGCAAGAACTACAACAACGTATTGGTCAGATTACTTCTGAATATGAAACCCGCCTCGCTGTACTTAAGGCTCAGGCTACTCAAGAAATTCAGGCTAAAGATGCACAACTAGAAGCATTATCACAACAGCAATCTGCTCAACAGGATGATGGTAAGTAATGGCTGCTGTAAATAATACAGCCAATAATGGTGTAATTTCAGCAACATTAATTACTAATATGGCTGAAACAATCAATACCTTATATGATTTTTGTACTGATTTAGGTTTAAACCAAGTAAACACAAATAAAAAAGGTTTGTACACAATGCATACTGGTGCAACCACACTTACAACTTACGGGGCGGAAGAAACAAGAATATATTCAACTAGATATTCAAATAGGGTTAACGGTACTGGACTTTTACAAACCTTTAATGTACCATTCAATGGTGTATTTTCGCAGGCCCCGCATGTCACTGCCACCGCAGAAGTTACTCCATCTAGTGGATATGTGTTTGCCTGTGTATCTGCCATAACAAAAGATGGATGCAAAGTTCACGCATATAATCCAAGTTCAACAAAATATAATGGAAGCATTGTTGTGAACGTAATAGCAATTGGCGTAGAATCTGCAAATATTTAATCTAACAAAGGATATAAATTGACTAACGATCTAAAATGGTTGATGGTTTCGGACGTACATTTTCCCCGCCATGATCCTCGTAAAGTAGAATTATGGTTTAAAGTTTTAAAATGGTTAAAGCCAGATGCTATTGATTTGCTAGGTGATATTGATGATGCAGATTCAACAAGCCGTTGGGCAGAGGGTAAACCACTTGAAGCCTCAATCTCAATCAATGATGGTGGAGTGCAAGGTACAAGAGATTTCCTAGCAGAAATCAAACGACTTGCCCCTAATGCTGATAAACATTTTCATGATGGTAATCATGGCTGGACTAGGCATGGAGACTACCTTGCTAAGAAGGCTCCGCAATTCCTAGAACTTTTGAATCCAGATACTTTATATGAATATAAGAAAAATGGTTTTGAATGGCATCTTTGGCAAGACCCCCCAGTCAAACGTTTTGGAGATATGTATGGACATCATGGTGAATCTATTTCCAAACATTCTGGAGAATCAGTAAGAAATGATGTAAATAATTGGGGTGTTTCATTAGTTCGTGGACACTCACATCGGATGGGATCATATTTCCAGACTTATAATTTAACTGGTCAGGAATTACGAGGATTTGAGATTGGTCACTTATGTGATGAAGATCAGATGGATTACTCTATCCAAAAGAACTGGCAGGCGGGATTTGCTGTCGCTCATGTGGTTAATGATTATCCTCATGTTCAATTAATTCAAATCCATGACTATACATGCGTAGTAGATGGTAAGACGTTTACCGCTTAAGGAGAAAAAATGTGGAATAAACAGTTTGGACTAGCAGTACTAGAAAGAGCATTGAAAACATTTGCCCAAGCCCTAGTAGCAGTTTTTGCTGCTGGCTCAGTAACAGTTTTGGATGTTGATTGGACACAGGCACTTGCAGTAAGTGGAACGGCAGCAATAATTTCAGTTCTTACCTCTATTGTCAGTGCTAATGTTGGAAATTATGGCCCATCACTAGCAAGCGAGACTGTTGTCTCTAACAACAGTTCAAATGGATTACAGCCGTAATAAATAACATGAATTGTAAAAAATGCAAGGGACGAGTTTTTGTAGACCGATGTTATTCCTCATACGTTAGAATAGAATTATTCTGTTCTATGTGTGGTAAAAGATGGTTTATAAATAGATCAAATAATGGACTGGGGTCATGGTTAACTCAAAAAGAAGAAAAACTTCTAAGACGCTCAGGTATTTTTTCCTGAACAATGATCTTCATAAAACATTAATTGTAAATCGTCCAGAAGATTTACTTATTGCATGGAATTATCCTAAGAGTGAGCGCGTTGCATACGTTTTATCAGATAGTCGTTCTCGTATGCAACGTGCTTATTCATTTAAAGATGTAGCCAAAATTTTTGATAGATACCCAGATAGCATTAAAAGATATGTTAATACTGGATGCATAAGACCACCACAAAGAACTTATACAATAGGATACCCTGAAAAACAAGGACGATATTTTTTCAGTGAAGATGATATCCGTGCGTTACATGATTATATAATTACAGTGAATCTTGGCAGGCCAAGATTTGATGGTGTTAAAAATCCAACCAATGCTCCTAGCAAAAAAGAGTTGGAAGCAATTCTTAGAAATGATACTATACTATATGTGAAGGGAGACAACGGCGACTTCCTTCCAGTATGGAAGCAGCCGGAATGGTAATGGACAAACAATATAAAAAGTCTGTTAAAAAAACTTTCAGTACTTTAGAGAAGGCCACACAACTAGCACTTGAGCATAGAGATGTCGATTCTTTGATAGCAATATCAGATAGATGGATAATTTTTGCTGAAAGACTAAATGATGGCGATGTTGAAGAACTACCTATTGGATTTATAAGTCAGGAGAGAAATGACAGAGACAAAACCAGTGACAAACGTAAGGGTTGAACTGGGGTTCACAAAGAATCTTGGTAATTTTGAAAATCTTCGCGTATCCATCGGTGTAGAAGATTATGTTCGTGACGGTGAAACTGTAGATGCCGCTACTGAGCGAGTCTATTCTTTTGTTGAAAATAAGGTTGTCGAAAAGGTAAACGAGATTCAGAAGGAAATTAAGGGTAATGGCTAAGGCTAATGATAATAAACTTGCCTTCTCCCTGCTTGATCTATACTCGTCACTATATTTAGACAGATATAATAAGCCATGTACTTTAAATAAGTATCGTGATAAATGGGCCATGATAGATGTTGTAGAAAGTGTTGGTTTTGATAGAGCCAAAGAACTTATATCATACTATTTTAGATTATCTAATCGTTCTGGACATACTTTACAATGGTTCCTGTACAATTTTGATCGTTTAGATGATATGTTGAAAAAGTCTGAAGAAGATATGCGTAAGCGTGTTATGATGAGGGAGAAGACCAAGCAGATGGTGAAGGAGAATAGTGAACACTGAGTCAGCAGTTATTAGTGCAGTATGTAAGAATAAGGATATTTCAACCCTATTAGCAGATAATGTGGATGATATTTTTATTTCACATCGTGATGTATGGGAAGGTTTGAAGGCTTATTATTATAAGTTTCGCGCTGTTCCAGACGTTGAAATTCTTACCGATAGGTATAAGGACTTCATTCCGCAGCAGGTAAAGGCTGAGACTGCATACTATGTTGATCAGTTAAAGAATGAATACCTTTCTGCTCAAGTTAAGAAGATTCTTTTGAATGCTGGTTCAAACCTTAAAGGTAATGCTGCTTCTCGCGTAATATCAGATATTCAGACAGAAATCTCTGGCCTAGCAAAATATACTAATAATGTAAGAGACTTGGACATTACTGATTGGGAAGATGCCGAGCGACACATTGAAGCAGTTCGTGAACGTGCCGCTCAAATGGGTGGTAGTCCCGGTATTTCTACCGGCTTCAAGGCTATCGATTTGGCCTACCCTACTGGAATGGCACCCGGCCATTTAATTGTGGCTATTGGTTGGCCCGGTCGTGGAAAGACATGGTTTACATCGTACCTTGCCTGCAAGGCATGGGAGCAAGGATTCAAGCCTATGATTGTATCATTGGAAATGAGTCCAGAGAATATGCGCGACCGTATTTATACGATGCTTGGTTCTGGAATTTTCCGTGCCAGCCAGTTCTCTCGCGGTGATATTAATTTGGATGACTTCAATCATTGGGCTTCTAAAAAATTTGCAGATAAGAATGGATTTGTTCTAGTATCTAATGAAGGTACGGCAGATGTTACTCCACAGACTGTTCAGGGAAAGATTGATCAACATCGCCCTGACCTAGTAATCCTTGACTATCATCAATTGTTTAATGATACTAAGAAGTCAAAGAATGAAGTAGAAAGAAATCGTAATATTTCTCGTGAATTCAAACTCCTTGCGGTGAGCAATAATATCCCTGTGATTGATATTACGGCGGCTACGATGGATGATGTTTCTGATCAAGATAATCCACCGATGCTTTCTCAAGTTGCATGGTCAAAGGCTATTGAGTATGACGCTGATATGGCCCTAGCAGTACATAGAACACCAGATACTAATATTATTGAAGTTGTTCATCGTAAAAATCGTCACGGTACAGAGTTTGGATTCTACCTTGACTGGGATATTGATCGCGGAATTGTGAAAGAGATTTACGAAGAGTTATCCTAATTCTGATATAATTATAAATATAGAATAAGGATAACTATTATGAATAATCGAAAAATAAAAACTTTTGGCTTTGATGGAATTATAAAAGATGATTCATCAATACCTAGGATGCGTGCCCAGTATGAGAATACGATTATTCATAGCATGAGAATGTCTGGATATATCCCCGTCTTGGACCTTGATTCACAGTTTCATCTTGAATATGATCAAGTTAAAGATCAGTATAGTTTTCAAATATATGTTCATGGTATATTTGTTGGAAAGAAGAAGGCTCTGCAATATGAAGGACTGGCAGGGCAAAGGTTACTACCAAGGGATCATTAATGCTTATGGATACATATAGTCCTGCCCACGTTAAGTCTATTCTTAGTGGGTTGGGACTAAAAATCTTTGGAGAAACGTATAATGACTTTCTTTGCTTGTGCCCATTTCATGGAAATAGAAACACTCCATCCTTTTCGGTTAGCCACACGAAAGGGTTGTACCTGTGCTTTAATCCATCATGTGATGCCGCTGGCACGATTCTGGAACTGGTAAAAGAAATATCTCACCGTAACGATTTTGAAGCGATGAGATTTATTCAGTCATGTAAAAATGAAACAGTCGTAAATTTTGAGGATGAACTTGCCTATCTATTAGATGATAGACCGGACTTTGTTCCGTTTGATCAGGCTAAACTTGATATTATGTATGACTTTATGTTAATACACTATGATGCTCAAAATTATTTAGGTAGTCGCGGTATTAATAATGAACTAATAGAGTACTTCAGACTGGGGTATTCTGAAAAACAGGATATGATTATTGTTCCAGTGCATAGTCCTGATGGCATTCCAGTTGGACTGGTAGGAAGAGGTATATATGAAAAGTCATTTAAGAACTCAAGAAATCTCCCACGATCCAAGACATTGTTCAATTTGCATAGAGCAAAGAGGTGCGGTGGCACAGTCATCGTCTGCGAATCTTCATTTGACGCAATTAGAATCCACGGCGCTGGATTTCCTAACGTGGTCGCCACTCTGGGGGGATACATATCCAAGGACAATCTCGCAAATCTTAACAGATATTTCAGCAAAATAATTATCATGACAGATTTTGATAATCGTGAAAATCATATTGCTGACAATTGTAGAAAATGTTATCCTGAGAAATGCAAGGGTCATAATCCCGGCAGAGATTTAGGAATGTCTATAGCAAATTCTTTATCAAATAAAGATATTGAATGGGCAATGTGGAATGATTCAATTGTTTATCCGCATGATGCAAAAGATGCTGGTGATTTGACAGATGAAGAGATAGTGGCTTGTATAAAAAATTCTATGCCTCATGTAGAATACACTTCACGAAACCTCTACTAAATGGTATAATATTAGTACAGGGCAACATATAGCCCTTACACAAAACATATATTAGGAGATATAAAATGGGTATTGTTAAAGGTTTAAATGCAATGAATCGGGCACTGGATAAGCCCTCATCTGGTGGCGATGGAGTACGAGGCCGTTGGCTTAAAATCAATGATGGTCAGAGTGTAAAAATTAGATTTCTTCAGGAACTTGACCCTGATTCTCCCGCATATGATAGTGCAGCAGGCGCTGGATTTATTGCGGTTGAGCATACAAATCCTTCAGATTATCGTCGCAAGGCTCTTTGTAGCATTGATGATCAAGGTCGATGCTATGGTTGTGAGCAGCATCGTAAAGACCCTAAGGCTGGATGGAAAGGTCGTAGTCGTCTATACATTAATGTTTTAGTTGATGATGGAGCAGAAGACCCTTACGTTGCAATTCTTTCACAGGGTTCTGGGCCAAAGTCTGCAACGCCAGAAGTAATCCAATATGCTGGAGAAACTGGCAGCATTACAAATGTTGTATGGCGTTTGAAGCGTGCGGGAATGGGAACTGAGACTAATTATAGTATTATTCCGCTTCCCACATCAGATGCAAAATCTGGTAATGAATATGAACTTTATGATTTAGAGAAGATCGCTGTTCGTGATGTTCCATATGCAGAGCAGGAAGCATTTTATGTTGGTACTGGATCATCTCACGATGATGTATCAACATCATCATCTAGCGAATGGTAAAATAATAAGGGTGGGGGCTTAGGCCCCCACCTAAAATTTGGAGATAAAATGATTTATGATTTAAATTCATTCTGGGAGCATACAGATACTATTGATGGATGGTTCTTCCGTAAAGAGGCAGAACTTCTTTATCTATGTGCTAGTTCGGTCCCAGAAGATCAAGCAATAATTGAAATTGGTGCGTACAAGGGACGATCAACTTCAATAATGGCTTTCGGTTCAACTGGGTCGCACATATATTCTATTGATCCTCATGATAATGAGAGTGCTTATGTTGAAGCCGGTATTGCATATTCCTCGCTAGATGATTATAATGCTAATCTAGATAGATTAGGAATTGACAATACTTTAGTTACTAGGATTACTGGATACTCGTACCTTGAATCAGAAAAATATACTGGTCCCAAGGTAGGTTTATTATTTATTGATGGATATCATAGTGCTGAGGCGGTAATTCAAGATTACGAATCATGGGAAAAACATTTAGCAGATGATGCTATAGTATATTTTGATGATATCCATCATGGCGGAGTAAATCCCGGTATTGCTCAAATAGAGGGAAGATTTCCTCCTATTATGAAAAGTGCTGATAAGAGCGGCGCTTGGATGCATCAGGTAAGTATCGACAGACAACCCCTATTGAACAATTATTAGTAAGGAAGTAAATGGACTTCGCGCATCTGCATTGTCATTCACAATATTCACTGATGGACGGCCTTTGCTCACCGCACGAATTGCTTTCTGCTGCCAAGGAACTTGGTCAAACTGCTGTTTCAGTAACTGATCACGGGACTCTTTCTAGTCACCGTGATATGCAGCGTGCCGCTAAGGAACTTGGCATGAAGCCGATTCTTGGTGTAGAGGCTTATATCTCTGAAACTGATCGTTTTGACCGTCGTGATATTAAGAATCGTGATGATAATACTCAGGTATTTAATCATATTATTTTGCTAGCAAAGAATCAGGCGGGACTTAAGAATCTTCATCACATGTCTGAGGTTGCATGGACAGAGGGCTTCTATCGTAAGCCCCGCATCGACCTTGAACTACTAGATGACTATGGTGATGGCCTTATTGTTCTTTCCGGCTGCATGAATGGACTTATTTCCAAGGCAATCGAACGTGAGAATGAGGAGCGTATCACCGCTCTTATGCGATGGTTTAAAAACCGCTTTGACAGAGACTTCTTTGTTGAGATTCAGCCACACAACCCAGTCGAATTGAATATGAGACTGCTGTCATTGGCAGATGAATATAACGTTGGTCCTATTGTTACGTCTGACTGTCATTTTGCCACTGCTGACCAGCGTGCGGTAGAAGAGGCTTTGCTAATCCTATCTACCAAACCTAATGTCAATAAGGAAGCAGAGTTTGAAAAGTCTCGCGGTATGAAAGATATCTTTGAGAGACTTGACTACCTATATCCTGATCGTCCGATCAGTTTCAAGGATATCGATGTCTACATCCAGTCACGCGCTGAAATAATGCAGCATCTTGAGGCTCAGGGAATTTCTCGCACTGATATCTATGAGAATACTCTTTCTGTTGTAGATCAAATTGGTGATTATGACTATGTTCAGAATGTAGATTTGCTTCCAGTTTCTAAGCGTAGTGCCAACGATAAATTGTATGAGTTGTGCCGCGAGGGATTGGTTAGAAGAGGCATTAATGATTCTGTTTATGATGAAAGGCTGGATACAGAACTTGAAGTAATCAGGAAGAAGAAGTTTGCCCCCTACTTCTTAGTCGTATCAGATATGATTAATTGGTCTAAGGAGAACGGGATTCTTGTTGGTCCCGGTCGTGGATCAGCGGCTGGGTCATTAGTCTGCTACGCCCTTGGAATCACAGAGGTTGATCCAATCAAGTACGACCTACTATTTGGCCGGTTTATTAATGAAGAGCGTAATGACTTCCCAGACATCGAT